TACAAAATATTAAATTTTTATGAAGCTGATGCTGCTCCTTATGCAATTTTTGAATGTGACCCAGAACCACATGCGTTTTTTGGCACAAGTTTAGTTGACTTAGTAATATCTGACCAAGATGCTGCAACTGCAATGTTGCGTGGTGTGTTAGATAATGTTGCACTAACCAATAACCCAGGTGTGCAATACGTCGATGGTCAAGTTGCCGTTGAAGATTTATTAAACCCTGAAATTGGAAGAATAGTACGTGTCAAAGCGCCAAACGCAATTAGTGAAATGACAGTGCCTTTTACTGCTGGTAGCACGTTGCCAGCCTTACAATATTTTGACCAATTAGTTGATAATAAAACTGGCGTTTCTAAAATGGCGCAAGGATTAAATCCAGATGTTTTAAAATCTTCTACAGCAACAGCTATCGCTGCATCAATGGAAGGACAAACAGGGCAAGCAGAAGTTATTGCACGTAATTTTGCAGAAGGTGGCATGAAACAAATGTTTCGCCTTATGTTAGATCTTATGGTTAAAAATGCTGATGGTGAGGAACTTATGCGTTTAAACGGCACGTTTGTTCCAATAAACCCTGCTGCATGGGAAACTGATATGGATCTAACGGTAAACGTTGGATTGGGTACAGGGCGCGAAAACGAACGTGCAGCAGTGTTGCAGCAAACATTACAGATACAGCAAAGTATTTATCAAGCATATGGTGCAAATAATGGCATAGTAACTTTAACTCAAATTAGAAACACTTTAGCTGATTTATTAGCACTTGGTGGGGTAAGAAACTCTGATCGTTATTTTATGCCAATGACACCAGAAATAGAACAACAAATGATGATGATGGCGCAACAGCAGCAAGCTATGATGGCGCAAGCACAACAGCAACAAGATCCAAATGCTGCATTTATGCAAACAGAAGCAATGAAAGCACAAACAAAAGCGCAAGTAGATATGACAAAAGCGCAGATGGACATGCAGTATAAAATGCATAAACTAGGCATGGATGATGATTTAGCTAGAGACGAAATGGTGCAAGATTTAGCTGTAAAAGTTGCAGAAATATTAGGCAAGTATGGTACTGCTGTAGACACTGCAAGTATTAAAGCAGAGCAAGATGCAGCTAGACCACACAACGAACAGATGATGGGAATGTGATTTGGATATGGAGCAAAAGGCCAAACGGTCTAAATCACTATTAGAAAATGAATGGTTTATACAAACTATGGAGAATTTGCGAGATCAGCAAAAAGCTATTTTCGCAAACAGCGCACCTTCTGAAGTGGAGAGGCGTGAAGAAGCGCACAGTATGATCTGTGCATTAAATGCAATTGAGCGTGAGTTACAGTCACACATTGACACACTGACGCTATTTACAAAGAAGGGAAAGCACCGTGTCCACGACTAACCCAATCAACGGCAATACAATACAGGCGGTTGCCGATAACTTGATTATGGAAACGCCAGATAATTCTGAGAAAGCAGCAGACGAAGTTGTTGAAGCAATTGTTGACGAACAACCTGAAGTAACTGAGGAAGT